CCAGAATCTGTTGGATTATCTGTTCCATTGGAAGTGGCAGATAAGGCGATCATTTCTTTTGTTCAAGTTGATCAGAAGAATCCTAATCTTCCTGTTGAGGAAGATAAAGGAAATGTCCCCCTGTCTTCATTGGAAGTGGCAGATAAGGCGGTTATTTCTTTTGTTCAAGTTGATCAAAAGAATCCTAATCTTCCTGTTGAGGAAGATAAAGGAAGTGTTCCCCTGTCTCTTTATAAGAGTTTGGAAGAAAAATTTCTTAAAGCCGTGCGTTGGGCAGAGGCTAAAGGAAAAACCAAACGTCGTTCAAAGAGAAATAATTTCATATCGTCTGGTGATAAGAAAATGCGTCAGGAAATGATTGAGGATCTTCAGTTTGAAGAGCCTGAGTATCAAGATGATGCGTATGATTATGAAGCCGAAAACGATGAGTATGAAGATTATGAGGAACAATATCGGGAAATTCTCGAGGAGCAGGATCAGGTGGATGATGAATGGAATTCATCTCACCGGTCTCGTAAGCGAGGAGGAAATTCCCATGGTCGAACTTTCAAACACGCTGAAGGAGCTTTGGCGGTTGGAGAAAAGATCTTTTGGAGTAGGTTGGATAACTCTAAGAAACCTTTTCTTGTTGAAGTTGAACTCATTGAGCAATTGGATGGACAGCGTTGGAAAGTTAAGCACGGGAAGGAATTTGCGAAAGTTGCTGAAAAATTTCTCAAACGTGTTGTTCCCGAATCAGCCAAGAAAGTAGCTAAGGAAGTTGAGAAACGTGCGCGTTCGAAATCTCCTGTTGTAGCGAAGAAAGTTGATTTGGAGAAGCAAAGTTATGCCGATGCTGTTAAATTAAAGGCTCAAGAGGAAAAGAAGGAACCGAAAGCTGTCAAAGGCATCTTAAAAGATTTTAAGATACCTGAGAGCATGTTGGATAATTTCCAGTTTCCGGGATCCTTGCCGCAGCATTCTTCTATTTTTCCTGTTTTTCTTGATGGTCAACCAATGCTCCATGGGACTTTTGTCTCGGGAAGGTTTTTGACAGTTGATCATTCAAAAATCTTGGAGAAAAGTCCTTATATTGTGGTTGACAATAAGGAATTTAAGTTGGATGTCTCGAAGGTTGAACATTTGGAACCATCTGTTGACAATTTGGGGGATTTGTTGGCGTTTCCAATTCCCAGTGGGATCCAGGGAGTTAAATCCCTTCGCCCCATGGCCCCTCTTCCTGGAAATCATGTGATTTTAATTACAAAATTGCCTGTTTCCGCTTTTTCTGTAGGAAAGTATTTGGGGAGTGGGTCAACCAATATTGCCTCGAAGGGAGGTGATTGTGGCAGTGCTTATCTTTCGAAAGATGGACATTGTTTGGGAATTCATCAGTCTGGTGGAAATCAAGTTAATGGCTTGTTTGCCTTTACTCCTGAAACTATTCAGAAGTATTTTAAGGATTTTCATTAAGCCCCCAGACTGTGAGAGGAGTCGATGTTAATAAACTTTTGATTACTCGATATCCTCCTTTCATTGCTGCTAGAGCGCTTAGCTCTGGGGGCGGTTCACAATTGTCTAGCACTTATTTGGACGCTCTTATTTATATGAAAGTTGTCGGGAAGGTATCACGTTTTTCTAGCGATAAGGTTAGAAATATGGATGATCCTTTCTTTTCTGAATATTTGCTTCAGACGAAGGGTGTTACTGCTCGAAAGTTGTACGGTGGGGTGTATTCTTTGTGTTCTCCTAATCGGGTTGCCGGTTACTCGGGGCTTGTAAAGTATGATAAACCACAACCTGTGTTGGATGGGCAAAAGTGGTGTCAGGCTTTGCAGTGGGCAGAGAAGCATTTCATGTGCATGGGTGGGGCGAAAGTTTGGGATGACTTTGATTTTGTGAAATCAGAGTTAAACTTGTCAGCCTCTGCTGGGTACCCATGGAATCTTTGTAGGGAGACTGCGAGTAAAAAACAGTTTTATTCGTTAGATACTTCTCAAGAATTCGTGAATACCTATTGGCAGCAGTTGGCGGGTGAAAATCCTCCTGCTGTTTTTTTGGACGAATAATGTTAAGGAAGAAATTCGTCCTGTTGAGAAAATTCTGGTTAACAAGTTGAGGACTTTTGTTGGTGGTCCTGTTGAACATATTCATGCTTGTACCAGGTTGTTTGGGGATATGAATGATAAATTCTATCGCTCAGCAAATGTTGGAATTCATTGGTCTTTCGTTGGGGGAACTAAGTTTTATAAGGGTTGGCAGGTTTTATTTAAGCGGTTAAATAAACATCCCAATGCCTTTGAACTGGATGAGTCAGAGTATGACGCATCTTTGTTTAGGGAAGCAATGTATTCAATGGCGCTTTTTCGTTGGAACATGTTATCATCGGAATGTAGGACTCCGGATAATAAACGGCGAATTTGGAATGCGTATGTGGAGATAGTG